TTCCCGTGGCCGGACAGGTCCTTCGCGATCGCCGCGATCCGCTCGTCGGAGTACGCAGGCGCGGCCGCGACGGGTTCCGCCGGCAGCAGGGCCTCAAGCTTGTCCGTCTTCCAGAACTTGTTGTACTCGATTCCCTTGGAAGCCAGCGCCCCCGTGATCTCTTCTCTCGTCATAGCAGCTTTTCCAATGCTTTCTTAGAGTTCTCAAGCGTGATCTCCGCCCCGACGAACATCCCGACGAACCGCTCGATGAAGTTTCGCTTCTCCATCATGATCGTCCGCGAGGTCGCGTCCATCTCGGCGTTGAGCAGCCTGTAGTTGATCGCCTCGACGTCCCCCCTGAAGCGCTCGAAGATCGGCGCCATAACCGGGTGCGAGCGCAGGTCGATCATCATCTCGGCAGTCTTCGCGTTCTTCTCCAGCGAGGCTATGCGCTGTTCGTTCGTCATACTACGGGGACATCGCGTTGCTTATTCCCTGGGAGGCCGCGGCGGTTCCCATCGGGGTTCCTGCGGGAGCCATTCCTGCCGGCATCTCGCCCGGCATCGCGGCGGCTGCCTGCGCCTCCTCCTGTCCAGGGACCGGGAGCTGGAGCGAGCCTCCCGTCGGGGCTGCCTGCGCCATCTGCTCGGCCTGGCGCTGCGTATTCCCGGCGATGATCGGCACGTGCGCCCCGACGAACGCGAGCAGGAGGTCGGCCTGTTTCTTCTTGGACTTGTCGATTCCCTTCTCGTTCCCGTTCTTGTCCAGCTCGACATAGTTCATCTCCTCGCGGACGAAGCGGATGATCCGGTCGGCGAACGCCTTGTCGGCGGCCATGTAGAGGTTCGGGGTGTCGCCGAGCAGGATCGACTGGATCGCGCTGTCCGCGTTCTCGGACGACTCCTTGTGGATCGAGACCGACACGTCCATCGCCTCCTCGATCTGGTCGTCCTCGTATCCCGCCTCGGAAAGCTGCTGGCGGATGATCCAGAGCGGGTTCAGCTTGTCCGGGAAGGCGGCCGCGAGCGCGTTGAGCGTCTCGACCTTCTTCTGGCTCTCCACCGCCGTCGTCTCCGCGTCCCTGGACCCGCCGGACACGATCACGTCGTCCACGTCGTCCACGTCCTTGAAGTCGAACCTGTCCATCAGCTGGAGCTTCACGCCGCCCTTTCCGAGCATCTCCACCTGCTTCGGCTTCGTGAGGTGCTGCTTGAGCCCCCAGAAGAACCTGTAGCCCTTGTGGGCGTAGCTCTCGGAGTATTCCTTGTTGATAACCCCGATCCGGTCGGCCTCCTGCTGGAGCTTGCCGTAGAACACGCCTACCTTCGGATCCGATTCGGAAGTCCCCGGCTCGCTGACTCCCGACTTCGACTGGATCATCCGGTCGAGGAACATGGCCATGTCGATGGTCGTGGTCGTCTCCGGCGTCTCCACGGTCACGACGTTCGGGTCGCGTCCCGGGTTCCTCACGATCACGTTGTCGGGAACGTAGTCCTGGAGCTCGTTGATGTCCACCAGCGCCCCGCTGTCCACGATGCGCATCGGACGTCCGCGCCGCTTCTCGTTCTCAAGCGCCGTGTTCAGGATCAGGCGGATGGCCTCCGCGATCGGGTACACGTCGTCGCCCGATCCTTTGGTCCAAAACGCGAACTCGTCGTAGTGCGTCGCCCATGACACGTACGGAGTCTTGCCGTTGGCGAACACGTCGCGCAGCCGCTCGGCCCGCACCCACGTCAGCGACTTCGGCTCGAACAGCAGGTAGTACCACTCCCCGTCGTGGCGCATCACCCACTCGGTCATGTTCTTGCCGGCCTGTCCGGCGAACGAGGTGGTCTCCACGTCGATCCCGAGCGTGCGGAGGCGGTCGAACTTGTTCTTGGTCACGTCGACGTTCCCGTCTGCCTGCGTCTCCGTCGCGCCGGAAAGGAGCCTTGCCACCTGGGACGTCGAGTATACGCCCGCCCTGGCCCCGGACCTCAGCGCGTCCGCCGTCTTGAAGATGTCCGTCTCGCCGTGGTAGTTGCCGTCCTCCAGGAAGCCTCGCGTCGGGTCGGCGACGAACGAGTAGAAGTCCACGACCTCGAAGTGGCTCCGGTACTCGTTGCCGACGGACGACGCGAACACCTTGGCGATCCCGCGCCCGCTGAGGAGCGCCGCCTTCTTCTCCGCCCTGTCCTTGCGCTTCCAGCCGGATCGGGTCGAGGACGACTCCTGGATCCAGGCGGACATCACCTTGTCGGTCAGCGACGGCTTGTTCGGGACCTTGAACGTCAGCGTCGGCGCCTCGTCGATCTTCGACTGCATCAGGTCGATGTGCCCGGCGAGCGTCGGGAACGGGATGTTGACCATGCCCGCCTGCACCTCCAGCGTCTTGTTGTTGTAGAGGTCCATGATCTCCGACACGACCCTCATCCTGCCCTCCTTGGCGCGTATCCCCTCCGACAGCTGCATCCCGGCCACCCTGGTCAGTTCGTCCGCGAGCTTTGAATCGAGCATATCTAGCCCCATTTCGTTATCGCCCCGCCAGACGGCGGGCGCTTCCTTTGGATCTTAGCATCGAACATACCGTCGAATCCATAACGGATCGCGTCCATGGAATGCGAGAACTCGTGCTCGGGCTCGTTGAGGATTTTTCCGTCCCTGTCAACCTTCCACAGGTAGTTCCGATATTCCTTGATCACGTTGACGCTTCGCTTCGTGACGCTGATCCGCCTGTCCTGGACCGACTGGATGCCCTGGGACACGCTGCCTGGCCCCTTCGCGCATCCTATGACGGCGAGCCCGTACATCTTCAGCTCGTCTATGGACTTGGGCTCCGCGCTGTCCGCTATCGTCAGGCACTGCGGGAGCGCCTTGAGCGCGTCGGCGATCTGCCGGTTCGAGTAGCCCTTGGCGAACAGCGTCTCGTCGAGTATCCAGCCGTCGTTGTGCTTGTAGATGTCCACGACCGCCGTGGGATCGTTCGTATAGCCGAAGTCGAGGCCCCGGCGCTCAAGCCGTGCCTCGTGCGGTATATCGTCGATTATGAGCCAGTCCTTGTAAATCTTCCCGTCCACCTCGCCTAGCTGCCCGAGCCCGTAGACGGTCCACCAGCCCTTGCGCTCGCGGCGCTGCTCGATCGACGCGACGATCTCCGGCGACAGCGCCTCGTTGTCGAGGTACGTCAGCACGATCTTCTCGCAGTCGTCGCGCGTCGGCAGGACCTCCGTGAACAGCCAGAACTCGTTCGTCGGGTTGAAGTCCAGGAATACGCAGTCCTTGGTACGCACCTCAAGCTGCTCGAACGCGTCGAATGCCACGTTGTTGGCCTCGTTTACGAACAGCCGGTCGCGCCTGGCTCCCCGGAGCTTGTCGCCGTTGTCCGAGGAGAAGAACTCGATCTGGCTCCCCGTCTCGAACGTGTAGATCGAGTCCGTGGCGTTCCAGTTCGCGTCCTTCCAGTATCCCTGCGCCCCCAGGATGCTCTTGAAGTCCCTCAGGACTCCGCGCTTGAGATGCGGGACGCTCTCGCTCACGACGCTCGTCAGCTTCTTCTTCGCGTCCCTCTGCGATGCGTCTATCAGGCACAGCAGTATCGAGATCGACTTGCTCGCGGACGTGCCGCCCTGCACGACCCTAATCCTTTTTCGCATCGCCGCCACCTTCCTCGTGGCCGTCGTCATGCTGTACATAGTTTCCAAAGATTGGGGTCGGGAGCGGCGCCCCGTCCGGTCCCGTGTGCTCGTTCCTTAGCGAAAACTCTCCCTTTTCCATGCGCTCCAGCCAGTCCTTCGACGCGCCGTAGTCCTGCTGCGCGATCTTCGCCCTCCAGTTCGCGCGGGCCTTGGCGGCGATCTCGTTCTGCCAGCCGGTCACTTTCGCACGAAGGTCGTCGTCGTTCTGAATCCACGTCTCCACGGTGGACGGCGGGATGCCGGCGTAGGCGCACGCCCTCTTCACGGCGCAACCAAGCTGAAAATACGGCTTTAGTATCTCCATGCATGCCTCCTTGTCCCGTGGGTTTCCCTGTGCCATATCATTCCGTGCGTAAAATAGCCTTTTTGCCCGTCAGCTTCTCCCACCGCGCGACGATGACGTCGCAATATTTCGGGTCGAGTTCCATCATCCGGCATTTGCGGCCCGCCTGCTCGCAGGCGATGAGCGTAGTGCCGGAACCGCCGAACGGGTCGAGCACGACCCTTGTCCTGGGTTTCACTAAACTGATTCCCTTCATTGGCAGGCCCACCGGGTAACAAGCCTTATGATTTTCCTGCTGCGAGTTTATATTGCTTATCTCCCAGTGGTTGCTTACCACATCATCCAAGCCCAGCTTTTGCCCGTGCGTTGAAAATAGATACACCGGCTCCCAGTCTCGCATAAGGGAACCTTTGAACGGAATGGTTGAGCTTTTCTTCCAACAGATCTGCTCGATCAAATAAGGTATTCTTTCTGTGATCTGTAGCAGGTACTCAAAACGGCTGTTTGCGTTATAGCTTACGTTCCAAAAGATAAATCCTTCAGTAAAATCAAAGCAGATATCCAAAACTTCTTTTGCGAAAGCAACGTAGGTATTTGAATCCAAATCGTCTGAATATCCCTCGCCATAAAGTTTCTTAGTCTTTCTGGAAGAGAATATGTCACCTTCTCCCGTTCTTGTGTCTGCATTGTACGGTGGAGAGGTAAACACCATGTCCGCCTTCTCCCCTCCCATCAGCCGTTCCACATCCTCGCGCTTGGTCGAATTGCCGCACAGAAGAACATGTTCGCCCATGCGGTACATTTCGCCCAGTTTAGTCGTCGCGGTTTCTGGCGGCGTGCCGTCGAAGTCGCCCTCCTCGGTCGTAATTTTCAATACGTCCTCGAACCCCGTCAGCAGCTTCAACTCCTCCGGCAATGCCTCCAGCTCGGCCCCCACGAGCTCCATGTCCCACTCGCTCTCGTTCAATTTGTTGTCCGCGAGCCTGTAGGCGGCTATCTCCTCGGGCGACAGGTCGTCGGCGAGGACGTACGGGATCGTCTCCACGCCCTTCGCGCTGAACGGGGCGTTCTCCTCCTTCCGCCACCCCAGGACCTTCCTGGCGGCCTCGTAGCGCCCGTGGCCGACGATTATCGTGCCCTCGGAGTCAACGACCACGGGCTGCCTGAACCCGAACCGCCCGATGGAGGCGGCGATCTTCGCGAGCTGCTCCCCCGGGTGCTTCTTGGCGTTCTTTCCGTAGGGCCTTATGACCATAGTGCGATTGCCAGGAGCCCCATCATGGAGGCGAGTAGAAAATACATGAACCTGTTCGCCATGACCCAGAGGTCGGTCTTCCCCCTTATTCCTCGGATGACCATGGCGGAAACTACGGCCGAGAACGCGAGCGCCGCGTAGATGGGGGCCATATCAGCCTCCCAAACAGTCCCTCGGCGTCCTGCCGGGCACGTATCCCTCCGAGGCCTCGGCCCTGCACTCCTCCGACCCGCACAGCTTCCGCCTGTACATCGTCCCTATCGCCTCCCCGCCGCAGACGTCGCAGATGCCCTCTCCGTCCATATCGTTTGAAAGTTATCGGCCCCGTGGCAGGGGAGGCGTTTCTATTCGTCTCCCCCGCGCCCCCGTGGGAGTGGGCCGTCCGCGGTTTGGACCCCGTCGGCTGGTCCGCGCGAGAACCAGGTTGGGCCGTCACGCCCGCCAGTCCTCCGTCGATCCATTAGTAGCGGAGTTCGCGGCCCCTTGCAATGCCCTGGTCGTACCATGGGGGAAAAGTTTTCCACAGGGCAAGGCGATCAGAGCATCGCGATCAGCCTGACTACCTGGCCCTTGAAGAAGTCCCTTCCGAAACCCGATCCCAGCCAGTAGGCGTCCGACTGGGCCTTGTTCGCCCCGCGCCCGATATCGAACGCCTCCGCGTGCGCCTCCGCGAGCTCGTCGTACTCGTTCAGCCATTGTTCCAGCAGTCCGTTCTTGTCCATAGTTCCGTCCCATTATACAGGTTTCGACAGATCGTCGAAAACTAGTCAGATTTATCGAGAGGCTGTTCGCAGGAGCACATCGGCTCCGGCTTCCCGCACGCCCGGCAGTTCGGATACCCGTCCATCCTCATGGAAGGTTTTTTTTGCGAAGCGAGTATATTCTTATCATTCTTTACCTTCTTACATTCTTCTTTAGTGTTCACGAGCTGTTCACTAGCTGTTCGCGAGCTGTTCACTAGCTGTTCACTTGGCTGTTCACTTCCTTGGTACGCCTTCCATTTCTTGACTGAGATTAGCCGACAAGCGGCGCTCATCAGCTGTTCAATCAGCTGTTCACTTTCGAAGAACTTCAGCACTCGCTGCACCTTGGACTCTGAAATCTTCAGTTCACCCGCTATTTCCTTGCGCCCTACCGTGCGCTGTCCGGGAAGAAGGGCGAGGGACTTTCCCCTGAAGATCACGCTCCGGCTCTCGTGCGTGCAGTGGAGCAGTATCCACGTCCAGATCGCCAGGTGGTCGCCGTCTCGCATCACGACCGGGTTGTCCAGGAGCTTGCGGTGCAGCTTGATCCATCCGTTCGTCATAAAAAAGCTATCAGCTCTCCACGTTGCACCCCCGGCATTTCTGCCGGGCTCGTGGAGATGTGATAGCTTTCTTATGACTCCGCGCGGTGCAGGCGCGTCGTCCAACGTGTCAATTATACCGCCTGTCCTGTACATGGCAAACATTGTTTGGGGATAAGTCCGTTTTGATGCGACAGGCTTGACATTTTTCCCCTGAAAAGGGTAACATCATTTCTGTAAATGATAAAACGATATGAGCTTCAAGCTAAAGATCGACGGATCGTGCCGCCGCTGCAACACTACCAAGCGCCCGCACAAGGCCAAGGGATACTGCGAGAACTGCTATCGCTGGTCGCTTCGGAACCAGGAGACGGAAACTCTTTCTGTAAGAGATCCGAAACAAAAGGCCAGAATGGATGTACGGGTCGCAATCAGGAACGGCTCCATCACAAAGGATCCGTGCGTGATCTGCAAGGAAAAGAAGGTCCAGGCGCACCACCAGGATTATTCAAAGCCGTTGGAAATTGTCTGGTTGTGTGCAAAATGCCACACGAAAGCACACAAAAAAGATATCCACACGTGATATTTGACGTGTCCCCTGAATAGGGATATTATGTAGACATAAGCCACTCACGACACCCTATGGAAACCTTCGACGAGAACCACGCCGAGTCCGTCCTCGAAAGGATGGCCGGGACGAACGCGAGGAACGAGGAGCACCTGCGGACGGCCTGGGGCAAGTTCGCCTTCCTGACCGCCGACGACCAGGAGGCCCGATGCCTTCGCGGGGCCTGCCTCACGAAGGACTGCTACGAGCTGAACGACCGCACGATGGTCTGCCGGCACTGCGGGAAGGACGAGGCGGGACGGCTAAGGAACGCGAACGGGGACTTCCTCCCCAGGTAGTATGGACATAAACGAATCGATCACGGAGAAACAATACTCGATGCTCTGCTACCTGCTCGGGCCGGGCAGGTCCGGCCTCGATCTCGGCTTCCTTCCGGAAAGCTGGAAGAACCTGCCGGGCAAGCCGGTCGGCGAGCACGACTGGAGGGAATGGAACCTGATGAGGTGGATGAAGTCGTCGCTCTCGAAGAAGGCGGCGTCGGCAACAATCACGGCATTGAGCGAGTTTAATGCGGAAGGCGCGAAGGCCCTGCTAATTTCTAACGGATGCCCGACAATATGAGCGTGAAAAAATTCTACTCGGCGGACGGGAGGCTGTTCCCAGTCATTTTCCAGACCTCGGTCCTCCATAGGTTCATGGGCACGGAAAAGCTGTCCGATTTCCTCGACAGGTATAACGCGTCGAAGTTCAAGGGAGGCCACCCTCGAAAGGCCAAGCCGGCCTATTCCGTCACGGAGGACGACGTGTCGATGTGGCGCGAATGGGTGGCAGGAAAGTACATCGGGGACGTCGCCAAGGAGAACGGCCTGACTCCGGCGAGGCTGATCTACCGCTTCATGCTCGTCGGCAAGGAAATGGGAAAGGTAACCGCATAATATGAAATCAATCCTCACGAAGATGCTGTTGGTTCAGAAGGCATTGAAACCAATCCCGAAGGACGAGACGAATCCGCACTTCAAGAGCAAGTACTTCGACATCAACGGCGTGGTATCCCAGCTGCGCCCGATCCTGAACGACGCTGGACTGGTGGTCTTCCAGCCACTGGAGGACGGGCGGATCGTCACCATGGTGTCTGACCCGGAGACGGGAGAGAGCATATCCTTCCCGTTCGCTCTCCCGGAGACGTCCGACCTCCAGAAGCTCGGCGGGGCGATCACGTATCTCCGCCGGTACGCCCTAGTGAGCCTGTTCCTCCTTGAGGCCGAGGACGATGACGGGAATCAGGCCTCCCAGGGCGCTCCCACGCACGCCACGAGCCCCGTACAGTTCTCCAAGGCCGTCCAGGCGACAATCAACGCCCCGGCGAGCCTGGGGACGTGCAAGGACTGCGGGGCGGGCAACGCGTGGAGCGCGGGAAAGCAGAAGGCGTACTGCTCCGCGAAGTGCTGGCTCCAGCCGACGAAGCAGGAAGTCCCGCCGCCGCCGGCAGACGACGGGTTCGGCCAGCTTGAGCAGATCCCTTTCTAACCGAATATGAAAAACAAAAACAAAGGAGGATCGTGGTACGCGAGGGAGCGGAAGTCCAGGAAGTCCCGGACCGTCCGCGCGGCCCTCGCGTCCATGACGCTGTACGGCTCTATCCTCGCCTGCCTTGCGCTTACGATGACGATCCGGCCAGTCATGGCCGAAACGCCGCAGGACGCGCCGCAGGCGGCAAATATCGCGCCCGCGGAGGTGGTGGAAGCCGAGCCGGAGACGGTCGAGGACATGGTGCGCCGGATCGCTTCCGAGGGAGGCGTGAACCCCGACCGTGCCGTGGCGATCGCCTTCTGCGAGAGCCGTCTGGACCCGTCGGCACGCAACTGGCAGGGATCGAGCGCGACCGGCCTGTTCCAGTTCATCGACTCGACGTGGAAGTACATCGGATCGCCGGGCGACCGGCTGGACGCGGAGGACAGCGCGAGGGCGTTCGTGGAATGGTATCCGGGACACGAGTCCTGGTGGGCCTGCCACGGGCTGACGGAGTAAGCGATCTGGCGGTCCCGTGGGGACGGACGGCGAGGAGGGTAATCCTTCCGGGCCCCCGACCCCCACGGACCGCCGGACCCACCCAACGTTTCAGGACATAATCAAACGCCAGCGTATGGACGAGACGGAAAAACCGAAGTTTCCAAGGTTCTCCCGCCGCGAGGACGGGAGGTGCAGGCTGACGGAGGAGGACTTGTCGGAACTTAGGTCGTGCCTCGCCTCCGGCGCGACCAGGAAGGAGATGGCATTCCGTTTCGGAGTCACGGAGGCGGCCATCGGATACTGGACGTTGACGGCCGAGGAGCGAGCGAGAAAGAACAGGCTGGCCCATGAAAGGCGAAAGGCGTCCGGGAAGGACGAAGGGAACAAGGCGGCCGCGAAGGCGTCCGGCTACTGGAAGAAGTACAGGGAGAGGAAAAAGGCGACGCACCCTGAACTGGCAGAATACGAAACCGCAACGGAGATCATCGGCAAGGCGACGCGCGCCAACTGGGGCGAATCCCGCAAGGCGAGCGAGCAAAAATACTATCGGAAAAACAGGCGCGAGAGGCTCGACGCGAACGCCTCGTACAGGAGCGTCGCGGTCGGCAGGTCGGAATGGGCCGCGAGGGCGTGGCTCGCCAGGCGCGGCATTCGCGTGAATTGTCTCAAGGTGGCCGAATACATGGCCGCCCATCCGAGCCTGGCGGCGGAATACGAGCTGAAGAAGCTCGGGCCGAGGAAAAAACGCGCAGGACCCGCACTGTGAGACAGGATCGCCAGTGCTGGTATTGCGGGAAGTACGAGACGGTCGAGCAGATACAGCTCCACCACGTGGAGAAGCGGTCAACCTCGCCGGAGAAGATCGAGGACAAGGAAAATATGATGCCTTTGTGCGTTACCTGCCACTTGAGGACGGAACGCGAGAATTCCTTTTACAAACTATTGCAAACACTGTGGAAACGTCGTTCGACATAATTGTCGCGGAGATGAAGTCTCCCGAGCTGATGACGCCGAGGAAGGTCATGGAGTACATGGTCTGGCTCTCGGCGGCCTACTCGGAACGCCATACGGAGGCGACCGAGGCCCGGATCGCCAGGGGACAGTACGAGGCGTCGTTGATCCGGGACGGACAGTCGTCGTCGGCGGCGAAGGCTCTGGCCTGCGTTTCCGACGCCGGGATCGCCGAGCTCCGCATGAGCGCCGCGCTGAAGTCCACGGAGGAGATGATCCGGTCGCTGAAGAAGGCGGGGGCGTTCCTTTCCGAGGAATCTAGAAACCTATACTAACCGCTATGACGATATCGAACCTGACGCTGAAACGAATCATTCTGTCCGTCCTTGCCCTTGCGACCGTCTCCGGCCTCTCCTACGGGGCGTGGGCCGGTCGGGAGGCATATCTGGCCAACTCCGCCCGCGTCGCTTCCCTGGAGGCGTCCGTGGCGTCCGGGGAGCGATCCCTGGCGGACAAGGCGGCCGAGGCTTCGGAGCTTGAGTCCCAGCTGGCCCAGACGAACGAGAAATACGGCGTCGCCGTGAGCGAGAAGTCGGCGGCGGAGACGGCCAGGGCGCAGGCCGAGGCCGCCAAGTCCGGCGCGGAATCCGCGAAGGCCGTGGCGGAGAAGAGCGCGGCGTCCTCGAAGAAGTCGGCGGCGGACGCCTCGAACGAGGCGGCCTGGCAGCGCGGCCTGGCGACGGAGGCGAACGGCAACCTGGCCGTATGCGCGTCGAACGAGGACGCGCTCTTCAACGCGCTCTA